AAAAGATCGTGATATTTTAGAAAGTTGAGAGTAATATGCATGATCTGAAACACACGCTATTGTATAAACATTTGTATGTTCTTCTTCAACACTTGCATAAAGAGGATACTCAGTAACAATAAAATTAAGATCAATCTTTTTTCCTTTTATTTTGCCATTACTATTTGGCTTAGTTGATACAACAATTTGGATCTTTTCTTGACCAATAAGTGGTGTACTTTCAAAAAAGTTTGCTGTATCTTTTACACCAATTTGAGCAAGAATATTCGGAGAATAAAGAGATTCTGTTATACTGAGCTTAACTGTAATATTTTCGATATTATATTTTTTACCATCATGAGTAGTTAATACAATCTTATCAATATTATATGCTCCTGGAGTTAATGATACACGTGCCCCAAAATTTGTCCTTTGATTAGCCATTTATTTTTCTAATTTCTCTTGGTATGTCTCAACAAATTCGTCGATATGCTCAGGTCGTATAATACGAATCTTTCTCGCTTCGAAACTTTTTTCTTCAAGATCTTCCTTAATCGAGACAAATTTGGCTTGCTCAGCAAAATATGATTCGACAAAGCTTGGCACAAATCTTCTTTGACGACTAATTGAGTTATACTCTTCTATTTCGCTTTGTTCAAAACCATCTAATCGTGTTGTAGGTATATTTGTATCAACATCACCTCTAAAATAATTGTTTTCTAATACAACATCTCTTTGACTAAATACCTTTGAGTATGCATCAAGCGCGGTTGATCTTTCATCTTCGTATTCGTTATCAAGGAAATACGATGGTGCATTATAAGAACTTTCAAAAAAGCGATGGGAAACAAATTGAATTTTTTGAAAATAGTTTTTTAAGAAATAGTCGTAGTATGCATCGCTCTCTAGAGCAAGACCTTGCTTATTTTCAATATCACGTAAAAACGAGTAATAAACAATAGTTTGATTTAATCTTACCCACTCAAAGGCTTCTTTTGCCCAAGCAGTTCTTTCATCCTCAAATTGTTTATATTGCTGACCGTCCTCATATGGGTTATCAATATATTCTATATTCCAAGATATATTATTAGCAAATTTTCCTTTATCATTAATATCATATACCCAAAGTTGATACCTTTGATCATCAAATTTTAATATATCTGCTTCAATTTTTTTTCCGTTAAACTCGTCTTTGGTTCTTATTTTAACATTTCCAGTACTTAAATCCAGTCCGCCGAAATAATTTACCATTTCAAAACTATTTTCGTATTTACGAGCAACCGGATATTGGCGAGGAATAAAAACAAGAACAGAATATTTTGAATAATCTTGCTCGAGCATTAATTCAAACTGACGGTATGATTTTGGCCAAGTATTTAATCCTTGCTTAAGACTTTCGTTTAGAACAAAGAATGTCCAATAATAATCAGGCGATCCATATAACCGATTAGATACAACATCAGGACGTTCTCCTTCTTTTATCTCATACCATGTATATGTTGTTATATTATCAATAAACTTTTCATTAACATCAACGTGGCGAAATATATCAGTAATTTCAGTTTTAATACCATTAGCGTTAATATCATACTGTATCTTAGGGAACTGTGTAAAGAATGACATAATTATCTATTTAGTGGGTGCGGGATCTGGTTGTTCAATCGATGTTACTGTAAGAGGTCGACCAGATTCGCTAATACCTCTATTTCCAAGTTGATCATTAAGCATTTGATCAATATCGTGTCTATTTAAAGCGCGTGTTTCTTGGAATTCAACTCCGATATCTACTTCAAGAGGAGCATTATCACTAAAATATACATTGCCAGTAGAATTAAAACTTGTGTCAATAGCTTTACAATACGAAGAATATATACGAGGAATATAAGGATTTTCCGTACCAGTATCCATATTCATAAATTTAATTGTCCATACTGGAGGATATTCAAGTGTGATCGTATTATTTTCTCCTCCGCGAGAAGCATAAATGAATCGCCTAAACTTTGTTTGTATTTCTCGAATAAGATTGGATTCAGAAGCAGAACGAGCAACTAATTTAAAATCGAATGAAAAACTTCTTATTCCGTTACTAGTAAATGTAGTATTAGTATTTGGATTATTAATTTGTTGAGTAGCAAGTGATACTGAATCTGAATATTTCTCTGGTAGAAGTTTTGAACCTAAAGATTTTGCTTGCTCTTTATTTAAAGTAGATATTTGGCTTAGAATATTACCAACACCACTTCTACCAGATACCGTATCAACTGCTCCTGCCGCTAAACCAAGATCTGCTGTTCCATAATCACCTGAATCTCCAAATGATAAGTTAGCTGGAGCAGGAAACCAAATAGGATGTCGATGTACTTGGCCCGATAGTTTTCTTTCATGCGCAACGAATTGAATACATGGACGTGATGTATCTCCTCTCATTTCTGGAGGATAAATAAGAGGAGCGACTTCAATAACGTTTGGTTCTGAAGATTGTGAACCAGATTGTACAGCCTCTTTGTCTCTCCCCAGTTGATTCTCGAAAATATTAATAGCCATAAATATAATTCTATTTATAATAAAAATATGACATACAAAGGAAGATATACAGTAAAGAATCCAGACAAATATGATGGTGATCCAACAAAGGTGGTATTCCGATCTTTATGGGAAAGACAAGTTTTTAAATTTATGGATTCAAATCCAGATGTAATTAAGTGGCAATCAGAAGAAACTATTATACCATACCGGTGTAAGACGGATAATCGCGTTCACCGATATTTTATGGACGTTAAAATGGTGACAAAGGATAAAACATATTTGATCGAGATTAAGCCAAAAAGCCAAACCCAAGCTCCAAAACAACCGAAAAGAAAGACTAAAAGATATATTACTGAGGTAATGTCATATATAAAAAACACCTCAAAGTGGGAAACAGCTAAAGCATATTGTGCTGATAGAGGATGGGAGTTTGTAATTTGGACAGAAGATGATCTGTCGCGGATGGGAATTAAACTCCTCGGTGCAAAGAAGCCAAAGAAATAGTATAAATAGAGATATGGCATCTCTTTTTGATAAAGTCCAAGCACAAGCATTTAGGTCTGACGTTAGGCGCGGAACTAAACGATCTTTAGATTGGTTCAGAGAAAAAGTTACACTAATGACAAGCGTTAATCGCAAACGATTGTTATCTGATGAAGCACTTAAGCAAGTGAATACTCCGCTAATCGGTCGTATGTTCATGTATTTTTATGATCCCAAACATAAGAAAACTTTACCATTCTATGATAAATTTCCTCTTATTATTATGGTTGATAAAGCTCCAGACGGATTCTATGGTATAAATCTGCACTACTTAGAACCAAGATTACGAGCAAAATTCTTTGATAAGCTTTTAGAATATTCAAACAATGAAAAATACGATAAGACCACTCGTTTAAAATTATCGTATGATCTTTTAAAGAATGCAACAAAACTATCAGCATTTAAACCATGTTATAAGAGATATCTTACTAAGCACATAAAATCACGAATATCAGAAGTGGCTTCCTCTGAATGGGAGGTCGCTTTATTTTTACCGACAGAACAATTTAAAAAGAGCGGTAAAGATAAGGTTTGGAAAAACTCAGCATCACAATTCTAATGAGTACAATCGATACATTAAAATCAACTATAGTAAGACACGGCGGATTAGCGAGATCTAATCGCTTTGACATATTAATGGTACCTCCGGCAGAAGCATTTAACGATACTGAAAGTATCCGAGATATTAATGTATTATGCGAAACGTGCTCTTTACCCGGTAGACAAATACAAACATTTGAACATGCATATTTTAGACAACAAATAAAAGTTGCAGAATCATTCATCAATGAAGATGTCTCATTTACATTTAACCTTACTTCTGATTTTTTTATTAAAGACATTTTTGATAAATGGACAAATTTAATTATCGATCGTAATTCGTATAAGAAAAATTATGATAGTGTATATAAACGCGATGTAGGAATATTCCAAAATGATGTACAAAATAAGAACGTTTATGGTATTAAACTAATCAATGCGTTTCCGATATCTGTACAAGCGATTGAGCTTGATAGTTCTGATGGAGAAGTACAAAAAGTAACAGTTGACTTTACGTATGAAGACTTTGAAGAACTTACCATAAAACCAAATAATGACAGTGGAGCAACGCTACCAAGTGGATTATAAATAATATTTTAATTATAACTGAATGAATAACAAATAAAATTATGGCATTACCAAAACTAGAAAACCCAACATATACAATCGAAGTACCTTCGCTCGATCGTCGAGTTGAATTTAGACCATTCCTCGTAAAAGAAGAAAAGGTCCTTATGATTGCTCAAGAATCTGAAGATGAAAAGAAGATTCTAAAAACAATTAAAGATATTATCAGTGCATGCTCATTTGGAAAACTTGATCCAAATGAATGTACATCATCAGATATTGAGTATCTTTTCCTTCAGCTTAGAGCTAAAAGCGTAGGAGAAAGTGTAGAAATTAAAGTTAAGTGCGAAGAATGCGGCGAGTATGCCAATGTAAAAATTAATCTTGAAGATATTAAACTATCTGATATTAAAGAAATAGATAATACAATCGAAATTACTGATTCAATCGGAATGGTTCTTAAAAAAGTATCGATGTCTGATGCAGAAAAAGTTAATAAAAAAGATTCA